CCTGTAGTAAATGCTACTTGTCCGATAAACATAGGTTGCATATCACCAACTCCTTGCTTTCAAATAGCTAGATACATAAGGCATATCTAGTCTACGTTCTTTTGCGCTCATAGATTTTGCCTCTTGTAATGCTGCTTGATATAACTTGTACGATTGGTCGAATAAACCGCTATTACCTGTTAGTGGCATCGCTAAATCAGATGCCATCTTACAAACCAACGCTTTAACGAATATAGGGTTCATTACATCAGCATCGGTTATATCGTACACATAATCAATATGCATTAGTGGTACATCAGATACGATGTACTTTGTATTGTTATCAGTTAGGTAAACATCATATTCACGTTGCTTTTCCGCTCGGTATCGTTCACCCTGTGGAATTACCGCAAGGATGCGAACACATTTTTCAGGATATGCATACACATAACCCCAACCATCAATCTTATGTTCAGATAACACCGCACGTTCACGTTTTCGTGCAAAGTTCCATTCATATTGTTCTAACAATACTTTTCTTGTTAGATCATAATGCAATCTGCATTGTCTAGCAGGTTCGTTTTCTTCTGCAATAGAACGTATTCGACCAGCATTGATAAGCGATAATGCTTGATTGCAAATATCAGTAGGTGTCATACTCTCACCTCTCTATAAAAAAAGAGGGATGCATAAGCACCCCTCGTTCAATTATTCAGCAGTTTCTTCCGCTTTTTTACCACGTTTCTTTGGTGTAGGTTCTACAGTTTCTTCCGCAGGTTCTACCGTTGGTTCATCAACTTCAACCGGAATACCCTCAAAAGTTTCATGACCAAACTGTTCAATGATTTCTGCAGAAACATCAATTTCTACACCCTCATCAACAACACCAAAATCGCACAAGTAAATTTTCTTTTTAGTTGTTACTAACATAGTTACCCCCATTAAATTGTATTCGCATCAAACACCAAGAATGCAGAAATAGCGCCAACAGTCATATTGTTAGCGTTAATTCTGATATACTCTTTTGCACCTTGTCCTAAACGTGTAACAATCTCTGTACCTGCTTTAGCGTTTGCAGGCAACGTAATGCCATGAAGTAAAACTGCATTAGCCATATTTTCTTTATCAGAGGTATACACATTGAATAAAGGTGTACCAGTTACATCTTTTTCAAGGCGAATTACAAGCCAAGGTGCAACATATGCATTACCAGCACCACCATTATAAACAACGTCGGAATTTGTGTTTGTAGTAATATCTTTACGTAAGAAAAACGTATTATCTTTATCTAACATCATAAGTAGTTACCCCCTTAAATTATCGTACTTGTTGTTCGCCAATGATCAATGCATCAGTTCGTCTAACTGGTGTACCATTGAAATCAACTGTAATTTTACCCGGCTCTTCACCAGCTGCAGTTTGGTATTTATGCCCCTCGTTAAGTTGTTTACGCAAGAAACCACGAACAGTTTTATTCATGTACCAAACTGGTCTACCCATACCTAGGTTAGGCACTTTTTCTTCTGCATCAATCATTAGGTCGATTAAATCAGCACCAGTGGATGCATCCTTTTTAAGTTTAGTAACATCAATGTTTGCAATGCGAACCACATATCTCCAATCACGAACAGTTAAGCCGTTTTTCCATTGGTAGTGTGTTTGGTATGCTTTATACTTTTTACCCTCTGTTGTTGTTACATCAACAACACCATCATCTTCCATTTCAAAGCCAGCTTTAGAACCTTTTGGATAAATACCATGTACTGTATTAGGACTCCACACCACAAGCCAAATAGATGTTAAGTTCGCACCAGTACCGCCAGCATCAATAATGTTTTCACCACTTTTAGCGGTTTTGTCAGAATAACGTGGTGTCAAACCAACAAACTTTTCTGGCATTGCTTTAGAACCATAGAATAGAGTGGATGCCATTTCTTGGTTCATTGCTTCTAGGAATGCACGATCTTCTTGTAAACGGAATTCTTTTGCGTTGTTAGCAATCTTTGCCAATTCACGGTCAACAACTGCATACGCCTCTAGCATACCGCAAGTGTCAGTAGCTTGTGCAGTTGCAGATTTACTAGGTTCTACACCATCATTAAACACACGCCATGCAACTTTAGGTAAGCCAGTTCGTACTGTAGATACATTACCAGTAGGTAAGTTACCCTCTAGCATAGTCATATCTGTTAAAACTTCGTTTGTTTGGTTCATCATCTCAACAATTTTGTCAAGATTACCATCACCTGTCATACGTTTTGCAACGTCTAAAATAGTTGGGTTCATAGTTCCGATTGCCATTAATTAATCTCCTTTTACATATCCTTATAAATTCGATTTGCTAATTCTTGTTCAGTTGTAATTTCTGTAGCTGGCTTGCTATTGCTTGTATTGCTATCTTCACCAGCCATGCCAGCGATCTGCGCAAACAACTGAATTAACTCAACACGATTTCCTAAACCATTTTCAGCTAAAATTTCACGAATGTTTGGGATAGATTTTTCTACTACTTCTACACCTGCGCCTGCCTTAGCTACAGTTTCATCGTATTTATTACCTAATACCTCTTTTGTGTGTTCTACGTAGTTGTTATACTGTTCTACCAAAGCCTCTTGCCTTTTAGCTTCATAAGCAGTTACAAGATCAGTAGCATACTTGTTACCAAATTTAGCTAACTCTACCGCCTGCTCTTGCGTAGCACCTACACCATTAAGCATTTTAGAAAACTCATCTGCGATTGTTTGGTCTACTTCACCACTTTCAAATGCTTTTGTGAAATCATAAACAACAGGTTCTGCAGGTGGTTCTTGGTTACCGCTTGTGTCAGTACCACCACCTAAGATTGTTCCTTGTTGTTCTTGTGTATTCGTGTCTTGTGGTTTACCACTTTCCGCACTCATTGTGTTATCATTCGTGCCTTGTTCTAATTCTTCTGCCATGTGGTTTATTCACCTTTCTCTTTTAATGCCTCAAATAATTTTTGTTGTTCGATATATTCCAGTTGTGCTTGATGATATTTCTTTACACCCTCCACACCATCACCAATTTGTCCTAGCATATTCATGTATGCTAAACCTACTTTTCGTTTACCCTCGTTAAAGAATGTTTCAGAATTACCAGTAAACGATTGTTTCAATATGTCGGTTCGGTCTAAAAGCCTACAAAAAAACCACCTACCAAGTTCAGTACTTAGTACGTGGTTAAGTGCATCAATATCACGATCACGAATATATTCTTGTTTTGTTTTACTCATCTACACCCCCATACCCATTAATTGTTGCATTACTGGATTTCCATCATTAGCTGCATCTGTTGCTTGTTTAGCAGCACCAGCCATTTGAGGTGCTAATTGTGCCATTTGTAATGCTTGTGCTTGTTCTTCTTGCTCTTGTTGTGCTTGTTCTTGTTCTTCCATAAGTGCTTTATACTCATCATTGGAACGAATAACCTTAATTGGTACACCAAGATTTACACCATAGATGTCAGCTGCCTCTTCAAAGTTGAATTTCTGAACGATGTTAGCATTGCCCTGTGCTAATGACATGATGAACGCATAGTACTGTTCAATATTAACCAAGGATGACATTTTCTGTGCTTGTGCTAATGGTGAAATGTATTCAATCTTCACATCCAAACCATTTAGCATTTCCGCTGCTTCATCGTCAATCGGTGGAAATATTCCAGCTCTATCCAAGATGCCATAAGTACGTTCAATGATTGGGTTCAAGAACTCACTTTGTAAGCGTTCAACTACAGGACCTAATTGTTGCATCTTTTCTTGTGTACGCTCCATAACCTCACGTGCGGTCATTTGCCCTGCATCAAGGTTATCAAGCATCAAGAATAAGTCAGCACTATAGGCACGTTTAATACTTTCAGATACAAACTGTATCTTAGCTTGTACATTCGCAACATCAATGCCTACATTAAAGATTGGTTCTACCTTTTCGTTAGTATCAACTTCCGTTACACCGCCCGGAAATAGATTTACGCTACCAATAACACCAGATGATGCACTCATAGGTGGTTTAATACCCAGTTCAATAGCCGTTACTAAGTCTTTCTCTAAGAGTTGTAACATCTGTGCATCTGACTGTGCGAACCATGCACACCCTTTACCATAACCGCTTAGATCATGTGTAGTGTGTCTTGCAATCGGTATCGCCCACTCCTCAAACCCACTATGTCGCAAAATTTCATCTGTGTTGCTATCCTCGCACCAGTAGATAGATGAATAAGGCATATTCTTATTGCCTAGTTTTCCGTTGCGGTCTTTGTTAGGCAATACAAACCAACATACAATAAATGTACTTGCATTACCCTTACCCTCATCATAAGCACGTTTAACTTTATCAGGGCAAGCGTTATACCCAAATTCCTCAACCAACTGGTCAGCAGTCATTCGGTACTTGCGACCAAATGTATTTACATCACCATTACTACCACACTCTAATGCATATGTACCAATAGGATAAGATGTAAATCGTACACCTACTTTTGCATCTGGCATGATACTCATAGGCGATTGACCAAACGGCAACTCCATATAGGTTTGGTGTACTGTGTTATAAAAGTTAGACTTAGCAAATACTGCGTACAATATTTGTTCTCTATCATCTAACACTTCCGCTACCTTACTATTAGCAGCTAATTCAGCATTCTCTAACGTGAGTTTAAACCACTTTCTACTAGGCGGTGTCATACCGCTCATAACGCCACTAGCGAATATTTGGCAACTTTCCCAAGCTACACCGTTATTAATTTTATCGGTGTAGACTTTCGATTGGTCTTGCTCATCATCGAACACCCCAAGGAAAGGTAGTTGATAATCTCGAATATCTTTCCACCTAGAAATGTACTTTTGACGATTATCGAACATCGCATTAAACTTCGCCTTAATTTTCGTGTAATCACGTTTTTTAGGTTCTGTGTTAGTTGGTTGTCTAGCAAGCGTTGATAGGATAGTTCCTTGCATATCTAACCCCCTAATGTTGTTTTAGTGCCAGTTGCCGTAGATAAGATAGTACTTTCAAAACCTTTCTTACCTTTCTTTTTCTTTGCATACCAATCTTCACCAGTTGTTGTAGTAGCATCATCCGTTTGTACAGTTGGTGCTGGTGCTGGCATTGGTGTATTAGGCATCTTATTTTTCATGCACATTTACTAATCACCCCTTATCGTTTAAATGGATCATACTCAGTGTTAGCATGAACCCTACTCCCAACATTCACTTTTTTAGTGACCCTGAACGCAAAGGTCAAGGCTAATGCATCGCCCTTATTCGGTGATGGTAAGCCACGTTCTTTCATATCCTTTTTACTTTCAAGTTGTATTCGTCCATTCTTATCGATGATAGCCTCAGGTCCTACAATATCATCATAGAGTGCTTGGTCATTAGGTGGAATAGAACCGCCCTCTTTTAGCCATTCTTTCATCTCACCCCACATATACGCTCTCATATTGAGATACATATTATTAGGGCTAGCACCACCAAAGGCAACTAACCGCCATCGTCTACCCATTGATTTACCGATACTATAAATACCAGTTCCGTAGCCTTGGTCAATGAACACCGCATCTGCTTTGTATTCATCCTCAAATTGTGCGACGAGTTGTGCTATACGCATATCATCGTCATTCTTTTCAATAGTTGCTAGGCACTTCATGGAGTAGCCGTTACGCATTACAATTTCTAATGTATCGCCACCAGTCCACGCTGGGTCAACACCAATAATCGTTGGTAAGTTATTAAACTGCCCTACCTTGTATACTCGTTTCTGTGCCTCATCTGCTATTGATGCAGATATAAATTGTGTATCAGATGCACTAGGGAATATACCTCTAACACGAATTTTTACAAAATCGCTATCTTCCCCATAGAGTTCGACCCATTCATTTAGCAAAACTTTGTTTGAAACTTTAACAGTTCTACTATCAATTTGTTCTGTGTGCCAGTAATTGCGATACTTCCTAAAACATTCTCTAAAACGTCCACTATTTTTAGTAGGGTTTCCAAATGCACACCATATAATTTCTGTTTCCTTATCCGTTAAAGCACCCTCTGCAACTTCCCAAATAATATCTGCTATAGAAGATGCCTCATCAAATATGATAAGGATACGATTTCCTTGGTTATGTAGACCGGCGAATGCATCAGGGTTGCTTTCCGACCACGGAATAGCATCTATCCGCCATGTTTTCTCGTACTGTTTGTCAGCACTAAATAAAGCCGTAGCGGTGTATGTAAATAGTTCCTTTCCTATAAACAGGTTGTACCATTTACTCAACTCCGCCCATGTTTTAGACGATAACTGTTTTTCTGTATTAGCAGTAACTACACCTCTTGTATTTTCGTGTGTAGCCATAGCAAACAAAATAAGAAACGATACTAATGTTGATTTTCCGATACCATGACCTGATGCAATCGCAATTTTAATAGCCTTTGAAAGGCTTTTACCTTTCTTTAATTCATCCCCAATCTTTTTTAAGATTTTAATTTGCCATTCATCAGGACCATCAAAGTTTTCTAAAGGTGTTCCTTTTTCTCCCCACGGAAAAGCAAAATAAACAAAGCCTAACGGATCATGAGTGAACGAACCCAACGCATCAATCAGTTGTGCCTTGTTGTACTTCATCTGACTTCACCCTTGCTTGTTTCATCCTATCGGATATATCAATCTCTATTTCTGCATCAAGTTTCACCTTATCAGTAAATAGCATATGCCGTTTACCTAGGAGTTCAGCTGCTTTCGTTTTATCGGCAACAGATACATCTAAACCAAACGCATCTTTTTCTTCACCACGCACAACCCTAGTCAAGTATTCCAACACTTCATCAGCCGTTGCGATTGTGTCTTTGCTGCGTTCGTTCATGACTGCATCTATATATTGGCGCACGTTTATTTTTGTTAATAACTGACTACCCTTACTTCTTGCCGTCTTTTCCGAATATCCAGCAGTAATTGCGCTTTGTGTTCCGTTGGTGGTCTTAACGTATTCATCAGCGAATATGCGTTCTTTCTTAGTTAGTTTTTGTGCTAATTCTTCTATATTCGTCAATGTTACTCACCACCTTTATATGTCTTAACTAAAAAAAGCAGTACTTCATGTTGCTTAGTACTGCTATACTCACTTTCTTTCTTATAGAGTTGTTTCGGTTTGAACGTCTTACCCTTTTTGTACTTATGAGGGAATGTCAGTTTGTATTCTTCCTTTGTGTACATTCGATTAACGATATATACCTTACAAGGCTTATCATATTTGCTCCATGATTGCCGTACATCGACTACATATCGTCTGCCGTTTATTTGTAATGCTTTAAGTAGTTTTTTTATCGTTGGTTGATAATTCACATCCAACACCACACAATGCCGATTAATATTAATACACCACATACGATAGCTAAACCATCGATGAGTGTAATCATTGTATCGCCACGATGTTCATAAGCATATTTAGCTTTAACCTGTAGGTCTTTATTGTTCAAGTCCTTGGCTGCTTGTTTAAATAGCTTTCTATCTTCAATAAATTGTTTGATTGCTTTAATCATTTCAGCACTTCGCCACCTTTCCTTTTTAATTTCCCATGTGACCTAACACATAAGCCATAATTACCTTTACTTGCACCGCCACAAGTAATATATGTTTGACATAAGCCGTCATATTCAATCACTTTTGCGGTACACATACCATTTTTATTATTAAGGCATTTCTTTTTACAACACAAAACATCCGTCATGATCTCCCCTTTATGATAGATTTATACAAAAATTGGAGTATATTGCCGTGGATATACCCCATTATGTGATAAGTTTATTCATTTTATTTATGTTAATTATTCAAAACCGAAGTTATACCATCGCTCTCTTGTCGATGTAACACATAGGAATTAGCATTTCTTCTAAAACTCTATATCGTGTGTTAAGTACCTAGGAAACAAATATAACTCCAGTTTTCAATAATCACTCAAAACTAGGTGCGTTGATGATATGACAATTTATACATTCTGAGGTTCAACTACGAATAAGAAATTACAAAGTTGGAAAAGAGAAACACACCTAGTTTTCAATGATCATTACACACTCAATACCAGTAGCTAACATTTTGATGAATTATATCAGTTGTTAGGCTAAGTAATAACAAGTTATGAATGGAGGTCGCTAGCTACCAGTATTCAATGTGTAACCAATAAAGGGTAAGTTCGTATCTATGAAAGTGATAATGTATAAGCTCTAAAGTGAAGATATTCGACTTACCCTATATCAGTTTGCAGTAGTTCTACATATAAAGTTTTTGTCTTAACACTTACTTTCAAATTGAAATTAGAAAAAAGTATAGTGTTTCACTCACCAAATCAAATATGGTTGCGCTGCTACTCTGCGACCGTTAGCGCTATACGTTCCATTTCGCCCATATACAACAAAGGCACGCTCTTTTATGGGCGTGCTTGTTGTTGTGTTTTGATTTGTCCTAAGGAAAGAGTGAGTAGTAGTCGCTTAGTGGCAACTTCTACACTTTATATTATACCTTATAGCGAACGCACTTAGTATGGACAATTACGGACATTTGCGGACATTATAGGACAAGTTTTCGCCCAAATTCCAATAATGCTTTTTGCTTGTATCGTTTCGCTTGTTTCGTGGAGTAGCACCCAATCATTTTATACGCATCTTCGGTTGTATTGTTTAACACAAACTCATAACGCAATATGATTGCCCCAAGCTTTTCATCTAAGCTATCTATCTTAGTGATCGCATCGCATTTTAATTTTGACAACTCATCAATACGCTTATCACGTTCTGCGACTGTATCAAGAAATCTAGCTACGCTACCCTCTAACCCTTGCGGAGTGCCACCGCCTGTTACTCTATCTTTTGAGTAATCAATAGCACCTATAGATGTAAGGTTCGCTCGTAGTTGGTTAATTTCCTCTTTGATAGATGCAATCTGTACATCAATTAACTTAACAGGTTGTAGGTACTCAACCGCCTTTTCAATTAGTTTCTTTTCGTCATATTCTCCCAAACACTTCACCTCACTCTTTAAAGCCACCATTTATAGCTATCAAATACACCAATACACACCATGCTATAAAGATAATTGCATTTGCCCATCCATCTTTAGTGTTACCCATTGCAATTAACAAACAAAAGAATAAAAAGTACATCATGTATTTATACCTCTGCTAGTTTTGCGTAATTCCAACATCCAATTGAAAGTTCACAAGTAGCAGTCCACGATGTTTTCCCACTTAGCCAACCATATACATTTCCATCTTCGTATCTCGCAAAATATCTTTTAATCCATTCTTTATTATCGTTACTAACTAATATAGGTGTGTCAACTTTTACTTTCGACCAGTCAACAATGCCTAATTCTTCTGCAATATTTATTACATCACACGTTTCTAAACTAGGTAATGTTCCGCTTATTATTTCAATACATCTGTATTTATCACCATTAGCCTTATACATACCACTAAAAATAAATGGCTTGTTCTTTGTTACATACACGAATGTACCATCACCACCAACAATATACCGCCAGCCCTCATCATACAACTTTTGAAGTAACCACTCTCTACCTTGTTCATCTGTGATCATACTCTATTCACTCTCCTTATATTTAAAGTAATAATTTGCAAACGCTTTTATTCGCTCTACATCTTCATCGGTGGCACGGTCCACATTACATAGCCAATAGTCAAATTCTATCCACCTATCTTTGTGTTTATAAAGGAATGTACATCTATCCATCATTTCCTTTATAAATGGTACACACAATTCACCGTCTACTTCTATTGCAAACCCATTGTGTTTAGCAAATAATCTGGTTCCTACCATTTACACATCCATCTACCTATATTTTCACTCCATTTAAACTTAGCTACATCATATAGTTCAAAATCATCAATGGTTTCTCTTACCTTACCGATATAGAACACATCCTCTTCACTCTCAACTGCAAGCTGGCACAAAAAATCAAATGCATCTTGATAACTTTGAGGTGCGATGTAAAAGTCTGAGTTATTAACATAACCGCTATAACTTATCATCTAACAACATACCTCTCTGACATAGAGTTATAGATTTGATGCTTTATTTTAAGAGTAACCTTTTCAACAAAGAAATCTAATCTAAAACATTGTTCAATCTCAAATACAGTTGATAGTTCTGTAATAGTTAAACCAGAAAACTCATATATGATTTTTACACTACCATCATTAACTTCAATTTTAGGTTTGATTATCATATCAGCTATAACTATTGTTAATGCACTAGCTAATAAATCAAAATTAACTCTCCTCATACTCACCTCTTATGATAGGGCGGATATTTCACCGCCCATATCCTTTATAAACTATTTACCAGCTTTTAACTCTTCCACTTCCGCTACTAATTTAGTAACCAATGTTTCAAGTTCTTTGATTTTGCCTTTGTGGTTCAATTCGTATTCAGAACCTTTACCCAATCGGAAGTTCACACTAGCATTTACCATTTTTTCAGAACCAAGTGTACCACCTACACTAAACATTACGTGTTCATTTGGTGCATAGAAACCGCCTAACGCTACTGCACTATGTCCTTTGTAATGACCATAACCAACGGAGAATGTCATTTTATCGTCTTTGTTGTAGCCTAAGTAGTGCAATGCGGATAATGCTGCATTCGCTGCACCAGCTTTACCAATTTCACGTTCTACATTTCGTGTCATACCACGTTCTAAACTTTCAATTCGGTTTTCATGATTTTCCAATACGTTCGCATGGTCTACTAAAGTTTGTTCGTGAGATTGTAATAATTCGCTATGGTTATTAATGATCGTTGCATGATTGTTGATTACTGTTTCATGGCGATTAATTGCATCTGTATTATTTTTGATGTTATTTACATTGCGGTCTACTCTGATGTTTAGGCACTTAATATCTTTATCGTGTTTTACTAATTTAGCACCCATAGATGCGATTTCATCGTATGCAGCGTATAACTGACTGCCATTGACTGCATCTGTAGATGCTGCATCAACTTGTCCAGCTGCAACATTAGTAATTTGTCGGTTGTAATATTTCACACCGCCAAACCCTGCTCTATCCTTAGAACCAACACTCACAACAGATTGAGGGTTTACTCCAGCGAAAACGTGAGTAACCCCATTTAATACTACTTGTTGTGTAGGTACCGGGTTATCTGTTACGGAATTAGTACCCAACGCTACACTATTACTTTTATCTGCTACTGTATTATTACCAATAGCGTATGCATCCCATGCAGTCGCTTTACCATGAGTGCCTACTACTGTTGCGCCCTGACCTGCGGTTTCGGAGTTAGCACCGATTACCACTTGTTCTTGGTCGCTATTGGTTTTGTTGTTGTAACCGATAATTGTAGTTTGGTTCGCACTTACTGTACCATTATTAGAACCGATAACAGTTGTATCATTACCACTAACTTTAGCATCTCGTCCTAAAACGATTGTGCTCGTACCTGTAACTACTGTATTTACACCTAATGCTGCGGAGTTGTAACCACTAACCACAGGTGCAGTAGTATTTGGTTCTACTTGACCTACCACAATACCATTCGCAAATGTGCTACCTGTAACTGCTGCCATAACCATTGTTGCTAATACTAATTTATTGTTCATGTTGAATTTCTCCTTTAAATTAATTGTTTTCAAAAATTTATTTGCCTGTGCTGCCATAACCACCAGCACCACGTTCTGTTTCGCTTAACTCATCTACTTCTACTACATCAACCATTGCTACTGGTACGATGATTAATTGTGCGATGCGATCACCTCTAAATATCATGTAATCGCTACAAGATATATTTTCATATGCAATGCTTAATTCACCTCGATAGTCAGCATCAATAATGCCTACACTATTGGCACATCTTAGAGGTGTTTTACTCATGCTACTTCTCGGCACAAGTAACCCCATGTGTCCTTTAGGTATTTCCACCGCTACTCCTAGTGGTATTTTCTTTTGACTATCAGCAGGCACTTTGATATGAAACGGACAATACAAATCTAACCCAGCTGCATCTTCACTACCTCTTGTTGGTAGTTGTGCGTATTCACTAACCAACTTTACTTTCATTTGTTCTCTCAAAACTCCACCCCTAACATTATCAATGCACGTTTGACTGTTTTATAATCTGCACCAACTTGATAACTGATTGCCCTTAATGACATTCCACTACCATGCATTTTTAATAATGAATTTCCATCCAACTCACTTGCACGTGTATATGTTTTCTGTGGTTTTGTACCTTTCAAACCCAAACAACACAACGCTCTGCCAGCACTTATGTTTCCATATACGCACGCTGCTAGTGCCAGCCAATTAAGATTATTGTCTGGTACAAGTTCACTCATATTAACCGCCATTACTCAATTCACTCTCCTTATACAATTTGAACCAATCATCTGCACTCATAGTTACCAGCCACGGTTGATTGCTTTTCTTCCATGCAACTATTGGTATATTGCCACTTTTCTTTGCATCATGTTCAGCTTGCTCATAGGCTTTACGAACATTGAGATTTTCAACGAATTTGACCTCTTGATGTATATTCGGTAGTCCGATGCAGTCGCTGGCATCGCCTGTATTACCGCAATATTGTGCAGTTCTTCGGACTTTATCGAACCCATGCGACCTACATACATCACGCCACATTCGTTCGCCTCTAGCACCTTTTTGTTTGCTATTTATTGGCATTATCTATTCACCCACTTCATACACCCAATTCGCATATAATATTCTTTTTCTTGTTCATTTAACTTAACAGAACCCTTTATTCGTTTAGCCTTTTTTACAAAGCCACCAAACTCATAAATATTGCCTCTAAAATCAAATGTATCTATTTCATCAATTAAGATTAGACCAGCATCACCAAGTAATTCATCAATCGTTTCATAATGATCATCATACAAATCTCTTGGTATTGCGTAATACAGATACATCACATTGTGATTATCGTGATAACGTGCTTTCTTGAAATCATTTCTGAAATCATTTATATCCGTTTTGATTTCAACTTCTGTTAAGTGCAAAGTGTTTAGATTGAAGTATACAAAGTCAGCCTCATAAGGCGGCTTTCCGCTATCCCTCATCATTACATTAGGTATGCATATATTTTTAAGAAACAAATGTTGCCCTAACGCATATTGAATATCTTGCTCTGTCAAACACTCACCCCTCTACATATTGTTCACATCGTTTTAAAATATCTTTTACTAACTCCAATGGAATATGCGACCTTGCATTGTATCGTTTAACACCTTTGATATTCATTCTCTCAAACTCAATAGTGTTTCTAATGTTATCTTTTAATAACTTCAAATCGATATTGC